ATTATAAGCTTACTTCAACAATACGAAGTTGTTAGCAGCCTGTACACAAAGTGTACGCTCAGACAAGAAGTGTACGTTCATCTCATCATTAGCGCTAGTGAAGTTACCTCCAACTGAACCAGTGATCCAAGACTTCATGCGACGATCTTCTGCTTCGTTAGCACGGTAACGGATGTGCAAGAATGGACGAGAAATGTTCGATCCTAATTGCTCATCGTATACAGTAGAAGTACCAGCAGGAACCATAACACCTTCAATATCGCCGATAGATCCGCGAGTAGTTGAATCGTTCAAGTATTTCCAGTCAGTCTTGTAGAAGTCGTAAGAACCGCGACGGAATCCAGAGAATCCTAAGTTCAACGCCATATCTTCAGAGTTGTCGAATACTCCGTAAGAAGTACCACCAGCTCCGTAAGAATTTTGAGCGGCAAGCATGTTGTCGATACCCAAAGAAGTTGCGCGATCCAAGAACATCATGTTCTCTTCAATAGCCCCTTGCTTATCAAGCTCAGCTAAAATCTCGTCGAATTGGCCTAAACCGCCTGATCCACCGAAATCAACACCGTTGTAAACCAAACCGCGAGTTCCGATAGCTTCAAACATACCTTCAGAACCTGTTGTAGCAGGAACGCCAGCTTGTGTTGCAGATCCGAATGCAGTGTTACGAGTATCGTTGGCATCTACAGGAGCGCCTAATTTTTCAGCTTCAACCATAGACATTTCTAGGTAGTCTTCAAAACGTAGACGAGCTTCGTGCTCAGACTTCAAGTACCATAAGTAACCACCAGTTCCAGCTTCAGTCGTAACTTCAACCCAACCGATTTGAGCAACGTCAGAACCGTTAACACTGTACTTATCACGCAAGATGATAGGCTTGTTCTCGAAAGTTGTGAAAGAAGCGTCGAATGAGTTACCTACATCGCCTGATCCTTTTCCATACTCAGAACCGTAAACAAAACACTTAATAGAAGCGTCAGATTTATTGTTAAGGGCAGTTGGAAGAATACCATCAACTTCACCGTATACAGCAATAGTAACTGCAGTTGCAGCGATAGCTTCAACGCGAGCTTTAGCAGTAACTGTGCCGTTAGATACAACCAAAGTCATACCCACACCTAATAAGTGACCAGAAGGCAATCCAGTAATCTGCGAAAGTGTTGCACCAGCAGCGTTGTTTGTACCTAGCCCGTCGTAAGCGACGTGCAAGCGACCTTGCTCAGACCATACAACACGGTCAGAAGCCATAGGCATTTCAGCACCGACCATACGTAGGAATCCGCCTACAGTACGCTTTCCGTAGCGCTCTACTTCCTTTTCGTAAACTTCAGGAAGAAATTGTTGTGTAAAGTCCATGTCAGCCACAGACAAGTAGTTGTCACCGAACAACCCTTTTACAGGGCGAGGAGTAAGGTGAGACAAGTTAGCCAAACTAGTTGGCGTAGTTGCAAAAGCCATAATTTTATTTTTTTATGGATTATTATTTTTTGAATTTCACTTTGAGCTTAGAAGAGCTTTGTCCACTGTCAACTGCACGTATTTTCCACCCATTAGATGCCGTAACTTCTTCATGAACCCCTCTCGGATTCATATTTACGTTCTTAGTGCGGGCCATACTATCCTTTACTGCATCGGCTTTGCCTTGCTCGTAAAAGTGTTGTGCAACCTGATCAGCATTCATAGCTGTGAACAGCGATTTATGATAACCCTTAGCATCCTTCATTTCCCCCTTTTCATTCAAGAACTTCTTGATAAAGTTGTTAATGTCGCCTTGAGTATCTTTAACCTCACCTGTATTATTAACTTTGAAGCGGTACTTCTTGTCTCCAACTGAATAATCGAAACCTTCGAACTTTTCGTTGAACACTTTCGCGCTTTCTTGTTTAAACCTACTGGTTTGTCGTTCAGCAACTTTTGCTGCTTCTTCACTCTCTTTATTATAACGGTTAAAAAACTCAACCGCCTTTTGTTGTTCAGGATTCAATCTTGAACCCATCTTAACTTCGTCGTAGTATTTAGACTTTAACCCGTCTAAATGATTTTTAGCTTCTGACAATGCCTGCTTGCGTTCTAATTTCTTTAAGCGCACCTCGCGTTCGTCATCGAGCTCTTCGTCGTAAGAAAACTTATCGGCCAATAAAAAGTCGATGTCTTCCCTATCGTACGCACTGTACTTTGTTTCGTAGTACTCACGAAGCAGTTGGTCTTCGTTTAACGATGCGTAATCAGTGTTAAGCTTTACGTAGTCTTCTAACGAACCGCCTGTTTCACTCATAAAGTCTACAACTTTTTGAATGTTTTCCGGCAGCTCTACACCCGATTCAGCTGCTTCAGTCATAGCTTCTTCAACTACTTCTTCAAGCTCTACCGCAGTCTCTGCAACCTCTTCGTCTGTAATTTCCTGTAATACAGGCTGTTGCTCTACTTGCTCTTCTTGAACAGGTTGTTCATTTTGAACGGAGACCTCTTCTTCTTCTCTGGTAGGTTCTGCAACTGTTTCTTCGACGTTTTGCTCTGGTACTCCTTCGCTAACTTCGGATTCGTCGCGTACAGGAACCTCATCTGTGCTTTGCTCTTGAACGGCATTTTGTCGTAAGTCTAGTTTGATAGTACCGTCATCATCGACGGATGCTATCTGGTTAGTTTCTTCACTCATGATAAGATATTATAAAATTGTTATTACTATAATTACCTAGGTTCAAAGGTACCTAAGCCGAACCCACCGCCAAGTATATCGTTTCCAGAAGATTCGAAGTTCTTAGGTGGTGAATCATTTTTTCTTTGATCAATCAACTCGCTCTGCTGAGTCGCTTGCATTTTAGTTCTTTCGTCTTTACGGTCTTCTTTATCAGATTCCTTCTGCTTCTGACCATCAACCTCAATGCCCTTAAGCTGCATGTTGTACTGGAACTCTAAAGCCATAAGCTCCTTCTTAAGTTCAACCTCTTGTTGCATTTTCTGTTGGTCGATTTGTGCTTTCATTTGCTCAAGCTGTGCCTTTGTTTGGAACAGTGCTTGGTCTTTTTGTACCTCGGCCTGTGCTGCAACTTGTTGTGACTGAGCGTTTGCTTGCGCCTGTGCTTGTATGTTTTCTTGCTGCATTTGTTGGTCACGCTCAAGTTTTTTCTTGCGACGTAGTTTCAACAGCTGGTTAGCTAGCTTAAGGTTTTTAACTTCGCGGATGTCAATAGCATCTTCAAGGTCAATCAATCCTGCAGACAATGCAGTTTGAATGTTATTCTCAAGCATACCTTTTTGTTCGTCATCTGGCGACAACTCAAGCATAATGCCGAAGTCGTACAAGTGCAGTTCTTTTAGCTCGTCTAATGTTGCTACATTAAAACCACCGATCTTCTGTATAAATGCTTCGCGTGAAGGGCTGTACTCTAGTATATCAGATATTCTAAGTGATAATCCTTCTGCTGTGTCAGCTGTTAAGAACAATCCTGCATCTAATATATGGCGTGTAGCCGTATTAGAATTTGCAGCTGCAAGTTTTTGTACACCTACTAATGCTCTTGAATCAGGCGTTGAACCGTCACGAGCCTCGTTAAGACCCGTAACGTCACGAATCATCTGCAAGTAATAGTTATATGTCTGAATTAATGTTTGCAGCTTCTGACCACCCGCACCGGTCTGTAGCGGTTGAATAGGCACTTTACCAGGGTTCATATCTCCCTCTTGCGTAAATGACCTACCAATAACAGAACCCGTCTGGAAGAACATGTTAAGTGCTTCTTGCGGGTTGTAATTCGTACCGTTACCTAAATCTATTTCAGCAAGACCATCAGCATCCATATAAACGCCATCTGGCATCATCTTAGCTAATACCTGCTGCATCTTTAAATGCGTAAGCTGTACCATATCAGCAAAGCCAGTACAACGGCTTACAATAGATTCGATACGGCCTTTATACATTCTAGGTGCTACAATACTGTAATTCATTTTTACTTTATTGTAATCACTTTTTGGGCGTACCATATTCTCTGCAATACCCCATTCAAGTAGTGTGCTAGTACCTAAAATAATTGCACCTTCGTAAAGTACTTCTAGTGAACGTGAAGCCTTAGCAAATCCCTCGGCGTCTGCCGGCGGGTTAAACTGGTCATCACGTAGTATTATTTTTTCAGCGCCTGAAGCTGTTTCTTTAATCTTGTACACTTCGTTCATGTACGTCTTGTAATTAAAGTACAACACCTGAACCGTATTTGAATCATAACGGTTGTCGGTTACTTCACTTCTGTTCCAACCACCGGTCAGATTCTGAGAACCTTGGCCTTTGATTTTTTCTAGCTCTTCTTGTGTTAAACCTGGGTATTGCTTTTTAAGCTCGCTAATTGGAATAGTTTTTACCTCACCAACATAATAGATGTCATCAAAGTACGGTGATTCAGTATATGAATATACTAAGTTTGCAGGGTCAACGTAGTCAACCAATACACCTTCTGATTCAGAGAATGTATTTTTAACAGCACCGATACCAATAGTCGTTAAGTCATGGTACACACGTCTTTTAATAAGATCGTAGTTATTCCCGTCCAGTAATGTATTTATAGCAACCTCTTCGGCAATCTCAATACCTTGCTTGTAGGTAAGCTGCATATGTAACTCAAGCTCTTCTTTAGATTCCGGTAATGCTGCTGGGTCGTTTTCGTATAAGTTAATACCAAATGCCTCAGCTGCGTAGTCGTTAAGCTCTTTGGTTTGCATGTCTCTAATAATAGAGTCCATATATGCCGTACGCTTTTCAACGCCGTATGGATCCTGAGAGTATGCTTTAATATCAAAAGACCGGTCTGCAATACCATTAACAACAATATCTACAAATTTAGATAAGATAGGTACTGGCTTCCAGTCAAGGTTGAGGTAAGATAAATCGCCGTTAATAGATAATTCATCTTTATATTTTTGTATAGGTTGCTCGCCACGCGCGTATAAACGTAAACTGTGGAAGCTGTCTTGATTACTTCTAAATCTTGCACTTCCTTGGTTGCCGTCAAACCACTCGTTTTGAATGGCTCGCCCGACTTGTAAGCCGTACTCCGGCGACATCTTCTCTTGGTCGCTAGCTACTTGGCTGGGGAAAAAGTTACTTACAACTGCGTTAGCCATATTGTTATTTTATTATTTTTGAAGTATAACCGTCTTGACTGAACCTCGCAATCTTTAGGTTTAATTTTGTTTTCTGTTGTTCGCCGATTGGTTTGTATAAATCCTTGTGGCAAGCCATAATAGCAAGCCCTGAACTAATAGAGGCATCATATTTTGTTCTATTGTTCATATCAAACTTAGACCAATCGTTTAGTGTATCGTTAAAATACATTGTACCGTATTCACCTTCGGTTATTACACCTACGTGGTTTTCTATGTACATCTCAATAGCAGCAGCGTGTGCTTGCTTCATGTCCATACTAGAGTTAGGTATTCCACCTATTTCTTTCTCAGTTACGGAAAGCTTGTTCCATAATCTGTCAGGTCGGTTCATCGAATAACCCCGGTAGCCTCTTCTCTTGAAGTGGTATAATAACCTTGGTTTGTTATTCTCGGCGAGTATTGGCATTCCGTAAAAGACACAAGCCATAAGCACGTCTTCGAAAAATATCTCTGCTGTTTGAGGCCTAGCAATGTATTCTAAAAAGAATGAACTAGGTGGTGCATCTTCCATTGTAAATTTTGTTAATCCATGCAATGCACCTTTGGAACCCCTGCCGTCAGTCGTTCCTGAAATATCGTAGCTATCACACCCAAACGCACCAACGTGTTCGTTGGCTGGGTATTTGATACCGTTTTTAACTATATACTTGTTTTGCAGGTTTAAACCGGGTACCCAAGACACATTAAAGCGGCCTGAGGGGTTTGGTGTAAACACTACTTTAGTATCTTTAACTCCGTTTTCCCACTGAAAACTCCCGCGTGTTACAGTATTAGTATTACGCAGGTCTGCGTTATAATCAACCTGTTCGTAGATTTTTGCTAAGTTAAAAATACTATTTTTGCTTTCATCACGGAAAGCATGGTCTGTGGTACGCGGAAACTGGCGGTAGTATTCGTTTAAAGCATCTTGGTCTTGTTTAAGGCCTTCAACTTCATTTTCCCAATAATCTATAACACCAACTTCAATGCTATCACCGTGTGGGTCTATAGCTTTTTCTTCAGGTGTATTAAATACCGGCTGCCCGTACTCATCAATAAATCCTTCATAGTTCCACTCCATTGGTATAAAGAGCGAATACAATCCCGATTTTGTTTGGCCATTATTGTTTCGCTTGGTTACATCTGAATCTAAATACAACTTTTTAAAGT